AAACAATAGAAGGAGATCGTAAAATGAAATTAGTGTCACCTGGTGTGTATACTGAGGAGTTGGATTATTCGTTTTATGCACCTGCATTAGCTATAACTATTTTTGGAGTGGTTGGAACTGCTAATAAGGGTCCAATAAATGAAGTAACTCTAATAACAAATGAAGGTCAATTAACAGATACGTTTGGTGTACCCGATTCGACAAAGTTTGGTATACTGTGCGCTATTCGTTATTTGAGAAGAGGTAGTACTCTTAAGTTTGTACGTGTTGCAACTGCATCTGCTTTAGCTGCACATTGCGATTTGTATAATACTGCCGATTCCCCTCCCGTAGAAGCTGTAACTGTTACAGCTACTAGTTCAGGAACTTGGGGTAATAGTATTGCTATTGGTGTGAGTAACGGAACTACTCTTGCTAATTCCAAGAAAATTACTGTTTATTATGCGGGTTATTCTGTTGAAGTTTGGGACAATGTATTATTAACTCCCGACACTTCTGATAACTTCATTGAAAGAGTAATTAATGGGAATAGTTCTTATATTTCTGTTGTTGTTGTCGAAGATGGTTTGCCTCTTGCTAATACGATTACTAATACTCCGTTGGCAAGCGGTAATTCAGGTACTTCGAGTTTAACAGCTGCAGATATTATCGGAACCAATGTCGGTGGCGTAAGAACCGGTATGCAGTTGTTCGGAGATCCTCTTCGTCAGGATTTAAATCTGTTAGCTGTACCAGGTTATTCAAGCATGGTTCCTACGGAAGCTAAGAGTATTGTTGCTGAGTTAATTAGTATTGCTGAATATCGCGGGGATACTTTGTCAATTATAGATTGTCCTTACGGTAAGAATGTTCAGGAGATTATTAATTGGCATAATGGCACTGGCGGTGGTGGTGGAGATCCTACTCAGACTCTTAATAGTAGCTATGCTGCCTTGTACTGGCCTTGGCTTGAGGTTAGTGATCCATATACGGGGACAGAAATGTTTATTCCTCCGTCTGGTCACGTTGCTCAGATTATGGCTTACACGGATACAGTACGTGATACATGGTGGGCTCCTGCCGGATTCCAAAGAGGTAGAGTACAGGATGTTATCGGAAGTGAAATATCTCCCGATCAAGGTTCATTAGAATATCTGTACGGTGGTCTGAATAGAGTTAATCCATTTGTGAATTTTAGCACAGATGGTATCACTCTTTGGGGTCAGCAGACTCTGTATCGTGCTAATTCCGCTCTTACGAGTATTAACGTTCGAAGACTTTTACTTTATGCTCGTAAAGTTGTATCTACGGCTGTCCGTTATTTGGTATTTGAACCGAATGATAGATTTACGTGGATGCAATTCAGTAATCTAGTTAATCCTATATTTGCGGAAATACGGGGACGTAGAGGACTGACAAACTTCACAGTAATCTGTGACGAAACGACAAATACTCCGGAACGAGTAGATAGGAATGAGATGTGGGGTCTTATTGTATTGCAACCCACTCGGACGGCTGAGAAGATCGCTGTCCAGTTCGCTATCACTAAGACTGGTGCTTTGTTTGAAGAGTTGGGATTAGTGTAACAATATAAATAAATTATAATAAAGGAGGGTCATAAAATGCCTGTCAAAATTGATAAGCCGTCAGATCTGAATCAAAATCTTGAGGTTCGTAGGAAAACCATGTTTGCTGTGGTTTTAACACCCCCGAATGCAGGGTTAGATGCAGATTCGTTAAGATTGTCTGTAGTTTCATTTGGTGTACCTAAGATTGCGATAGAAAGATTGGATCTCCCTATTCAGAATACTGTTATTCATTTAGCCGGTATTCATAAGGGGTTCGATCCTGTTGATATGATTTGCCGAGATCTTATTGGCAAAGATATCTTTAAATCGTTATTAGAATGGTTTAAATTGGTATATAACCCTGAAACTGGTGTAGTAGGCAGTCTTATAACAAATAAGTATAAGGGAACAGGTCAGTTAATGGTAGCTGGTCCAGATGGAGCAGACGAAAGAATTATGGATCTTGAAGGTGTATTCCCCGAGGAATTGACACCTGGCGATACTATGAAGGTTGGTGAGAATGCAGAGGTTCAGATAACTTGTAAGCTTAGTATTGATAATGTAATTGTTAAGTAATTGTGTCATAGTCATGTTTAATTAAAATTCAGTGGAGGTTAGTCATGAGTAAAGAATGTATAGTTGAATTACCGTCAAGCGGTTTATTGTATGATGACGAAGCATTGAAATCTGGGAAACTCCGAGTAAGGCCACTCACCATAAAGGAAGAGAGCCTTCTCGGATCTCAGAAAGAGGAAGATAGAATTAGTGTATTGGATGTAATTATAAAGAAATGTTTATTAGATCCAATACCCTATGAGAAATTGTTAATAACGGATAAACTTTATATCTTATTTTACTTAAGAAGAATTTCTTATGGAGATGATTATAAAGTTAATGTTAAATGTGATTCTTGCGGTTTTCAATTTTCTCATAATTTGAAGTTCTTCGAATCTTTCGTAGTTAAGAAATTAGAAGGCGAAGAATCGGAACCATATTCAGTAAAATTATCTTCGAGTGGTTCTGAAGTTAAATTCCGAATGTTGAGAGTTTCCGATGAGACTGATATAGTTAAATACGGTAGAAACGCTCTAAAACGGAATAGAGATAATGCAGGAGATCCAACATACTCATATAAGATTGCTAAGCATATCGTATCTGTAGATGGTAAGGAAGATATTCCATTATTAGAACGAATTGACTTTGTTGAAAATCTTATAGGTATGGATTCTTCGTGTTTGAAGGATAGTATTGAAGAGAAGCAGTCAGGACTTGATATTAGATATAAAGTAGAGTGTCCTCAGTGCGGCAATTCTATGGAGGAAATGGTCCGCTTTACTGCGGAATTTTTTCGTACAGTCCGTACCTAATATTAAGATAGAAGATAAATTAGATATTTATTTGTTTCTTAGAAAATATGGAAACTTAAGTTTCGAAGAAATTGACAGTTTAAGTTCGCTTGAATTAGAAGAAGCTCAGAAGAAAATAAACGAGTGGACCAAGAATGAAAATGATGTAGAGAATGAGCGAACTAAGGCAATTGTGGAAACTATCGCAAAGGCATTTTCTAGCTTCAGAGGTATAATGTAGTTGGAAAAATTATTAAAGTGAATAATTTAATATGTCTGATTTGGAAGTACAAGCAATTTCGTATATAATTTCGGCTAAAAATGATACTTCAAAGATTATTGATGAAATTTCTTTTTCTGTAGATAGTGCAACAAAATTAATCGAAGAATTTAGTAGTGGGTTAAATAAATGGTTTAATACTATAAATAGTATTCCAACTGAATCTATTGCTAAATTTGGTAATGCTGTTGCAAGTTTTATAAAGGGAATAGGTCCTTTTGAAGTATCGTTGAAGCC